TAGGGCGAGGGAGCCCCGCCGCCGCCTCCGGGCTGCCCGCCACTGGCGCCGGCGCCTGCCGCGGCGTTGCCGCCGTCGCCATTTGATCCGCCGCCGGCGCCGCCGTCACCCGAGCCGGCGCCGCTCGCGGCCCCGCCGCTGCCGCCACCGCCAGCTCCGGCGCCAGCGCCGCCGCCGCCGGCATTGTTCTCGTCGAGCAAAAAACGTGGGCTGCCCCATGCGGGGCGCGGCATCAACGAGATGTGGCTAGCGCTTGCGCTTGCTAGCAGGCTTGACGACGGGCTTGCGCTCGCGCTGCGGACGGATCGATTTGGCATGACTTCCCTCTCTCTGCGGTGGCTGCTCGCTTCGCCCCTCGGCGATCCAGGCGAGCAGCATGTAAACGACTTGCGCCTGTCCCTCGCGCTGATCGGCATAGGCGAGGCGCTGATCGGCTGTCGCTGCGGTCGGCGGCAATGTGAAGGGACGGCGCAGCGCGGCGTCGCACAGCGCCTCCAGCAACTCTTCGCCATCAGGCGTGGCGAAGATCCGCGCCGCGATCTCGCGCACGCGCTGCGTCGCCTCGATCTGCGCCTGCGCCAGCGCGGGCAGGTCCTTCTTGTCGGATGGACCGAACAGTCCGTCGAGGATGCTCTTGGCATCGCCCATGATGCTGCCGAGCGGTTGCGCGTCGCGCGCGCCGAAACGGTTGTGATTGATCGCGACCATTAAGCTGCCTGTTTCTGCTGGTTCTGGGCGGCGGCGATCTGTGCTGCTGCCGCGGCCATCTGCTTTTGCAACGCCTTGCGCTCCTTGAGCGAGACGACCAGGTTGGCCGGGATCTGATCCTCGGCGATCGCCTGCAGCGCGTCGTCGACCTTGACGATGAGATCGGCCGCCATCGGCGTTCCCTTCACCGCAACACAAAGCTGGATGAAGTCGATAATGCGCGAATGCGCGGCGGCCTTGATCGCCTGCGTGATCGGCGACAACACGTCGAGCTTGATCAACAGCGCGTCGATGTTGATATCGGGCACGCCCTTGACCTGCTTGCGCGCGAGGATCTCGATGACACGCCGCACGATGACGGGATGCACCTCGTTGACGATGCGCGCCCACGCGCCCATGTAGTTCTGCGAGATGCGCTTCATCCGCGCCATGATCTCGGTTGCCGATACCGGCGTCGCGCCTTTGTCCGGCAGGCGATCGTCACCAAGCATCGACTGTACCTGCAGCCGCAGCTCACTTGTCACCAGGTTGCCGAGGTCGACCTTGCCGCCGCCGACGTCGAGCCGCGTGACATCAGGGCCGAGCACGCCGCCGGTTGCCTGCATCGGCCAGAACTCGCCTGGCGCAAGCCGCGCCGTGTCCGGATTGAATGCGCCGCCGGGGCGATAACCGTAGATGCCGAGCATCTGGATCGCGGCCGCTTTCAACGTCAGCTCGACAGCCTTGTTGAGCGTCTTGATCGTCGGCAGCGCCAGCAGGATCGGACCGCGGCCGTAGGGCTCGCCCGGCACGCGATGGTAGCGCGGCACGGCCATCGGCTGCGTCTTGTAGACGTCGGTCTTGATCGGTCGCTCGCTGTCCGTGAGGTAGGCGACGAAGTCCCACTTGTTGGTGTCGGAGTTGAAGACGAAATCCTGATTGATCTCGATCTCGTCCTCGGGCGAGCTGTTGAGCTTGTCCGTGAACGACTTCGGATATTCGCCGTCCTTGAAGGCGTCCTTGATCGCGCGATAGGACAGCCGGCTGCGCCAGAATATCCCGACCACCTTGCCGTAGGCATCGACGATGATCGCCAGCTCGTCGAACGGCACGCAGACAAATCGCACCGGCGATACGCTGTCGCCCTCGACGGGGAATAGCGAGCCGGTCCCCACGAGGAGGTCGATGCACATCTCGGAGGTGGATGTGTCGAACTCGCCGGTCTGGAAGAAGGCGTTGACGATTTCCGAGATCGACTGCAATTGCTTTTTCAGTGCGGTCAGATCGTCGGGCGACATCGCTAGCTTCGAGATCGCGCCTGGCGCGAGCTTGAAGAAGTCGGGCGGGAATAGATCCGCGTGAAGCTGGCCGGCGGCGCGGAACGAACTCTCGATCGCGGTCGCATCGAACAGCCGCTCGATCTTGTCGACCGCCTTGCCCTCGCGCGAGGCCGGCCGGCGATACGGGATCGCAAATTCGTAGGCGTCGTCGTAGAATTTTTGCCAGAGCGATCGATCGGACCACGCCTTTTCGGCGCGCTTCTTGTGCGACTTGAGGTCGATCTGCGGCGCTTCGGCCTTCTTCGCGAGCGGGCTTTTGACGCGCGCCATGATCAACCGTTCGGGCCGAGGGTCGCAGACACGCCGTCGTCACCGGTCGAGGCCATCAGAAGGCGGCGGCCGCGCGGGGTGCGGCTGGCGAGGCCGGCCTGTTGGTCGGCCTGCGCCGCGCTCTGCTGCTCAGTCTGTTGCTGGCGGGCCAGCGAGATCGATTGGTCTTGCTTCGCGTTGGCGATCTGCTGCTGTTGGGCCGAGGTGTCGGGGCCGCTAAAGAGCGACTTCACCCCGGAAACAAACTGGCTCATCTAGCGACCCCTCGAACTCGAAGCGCTCGAAGTCGCCGAACGTCCCGGCCGGCCGCATGCCGAGCATCGCCGCCATGCGGCTGCCTGGCAGATGGCCGGTCCGGACGTGCGCCCGAACGCGGATAGGGCCATCATTGGCGAGCCGCCGCCGTGTTAAGTGAGCCGACCGGATGAATGCCAGCATGTGCCGGGAGATCTCCGGCCGGCAGACGAAGGCCAGCTCGACCAGGCGCTCACCCGGCCGCTCCGGGTCCATCGGGTAGAGCATCCCGGCGGCGATCGGCGCCCCGCCGGCGGACCAGGCGAACAGCTCCGAGCGCGAGATCTGCACCATCGCCGCCTTGAAGTGCAGCGGCTTCATCAGGCCTGCGGCCGCGAACAGGTCGAGGACGTCGGGCAGGGCGGCGGGGATCTCGCGGAGGGTCACAGGTTGAAATCCCGTTCGACCTTCTTGCCGCTCGAGATCGGCACGACGTTGCCCGGCCGGCCGGCTCGAGCTGCGTCGTTGATGACGCCGGCGTGGCCGCGCACGCCGTAGCAGAGATATTGCCCGCCCTCGTGGACGTGGCTGAACTTGTTCTTGAGGAACGCGACGCGGTCGCTGGTGCCGTGAATGTTCTTCACCACCATGAACCCGCCCTGGAAACCGCCGAGCGTCGTCTTCATCGTCGGGCAGTGCTGGAAGTAGGGAAAGCCGTCCTCGTCCACACCACGCCGCAAAAACCAGGCCACGCTCTCCTGACGTGCGCTCGGATCGTTCGTCACGGTCGGCAGGAAGGTGACGCTGATCGCCTTGCTGAGGACTTCCATAAACGACAGCTCGCCGGCGATGCGGTCGGCTCCGTGGAAGGCGGAGGGATCGCCGAAGGCATTGCTGATCGGCAGGCCGCGGTATTTCGATTGCAGCAGATCAACCAGCGCCTCGGCGAAGCGGCCGGGGCCTGTGCCGGGCTTCGACACCAGCTCGTCGATCCAGCGCATCTGGCCCTTGGGCGTGTACTGGCCGACGATCAACGCCGGAGATCCGCCGGCGTCGGCGCCGAGGATCAGCGGCAGGTCGAGCGGCTTCAGCGGCTCGCGCGCACAATGCACATCGAAGCGGTACTCCGGATAGACGAGTGCGCCATCGCCAACCGTGCCGAACTCGGCGTCGACCATGCGGCGCTTCTTGTCCGGCGGCAGTGTCGCGGCCAGTTTCTCGTAGCTCTCCTTCGAGACGAACTTTCGGTTCTCGGCCTTGTCGCTCAAGCCGCTCGGCTGGCGATGCAGCTTGTAGCCCGGCCGCGGCGCTTCGACGAAATCGCTGTAGATGTAGTTCGTGATCAGCGGCGCGTTGAGATCGCCCCACACCGTGCCGGGCACATCGGCTTCGGGATCTTCAAGCAGACCCTTGCCGGGATAGCGGCCTTGCGCAACACGGCTGTAGATGAACGGCGGCACTTCGCTGTCGAGCTGGTCCGCCTCGATGCACCAACCGAAATTGCACTGATAGCCCCGCAGCAGTTCTTCCATCGTGTCCTTGGTGATGCCGAAGCCGTCGATGATGATCTGCAGCTTGCGGCCGTTCGGCGTCTGGAAGCGCAACGTGATTTGCAGCGGGCGATCCTGTCCGCCGGCGTACTCGACGCCTGGCGTGCCCGGCTTGAAGAATTGCTGCAGGCTCGGCACGGCCGTGCGGTAGAGCGCGCGGAGGTTCGCGTGCACCACGCAGCCACGCGAGCGAATGATGCCGTCCCGGCACACCGGCATGCGCAGCGAGTTGACGAGGATGCGGAAGATCGAGCACGTCGTCTTCGCAGATCCAACGGGGCCGAGAATGAATTCGATCGCCTCCTGGCCGAACATGTAGGCCTCGCCGATCGGGCCGGGCGGATCGAGCTGCATCGGGTTGATCTCGGCGCCGGCGAGCTGCGGCAGCACCGTGCCTTTCGGCAGATCGAATTCGTGCGGGATCTGCCAGTTCATTGCCGCGCCCCGCGCCCTGAGACCCGACCAGCGGCCGCCACCCTCGCCCCCCGCGCAGGGGATTTATTGGTCGCGATTTTTTTCCCTCCGGTCGTCCGGTGAGTGTGAGGGACTACCCCCCGGAAGTGGAG